TGGGCGCTTCTCGTGGCCAAGCACCAAGGCCATGCCACCCCCGTTGCCCACGCCGTGGGCGTTTACCCTGCTTAACCCTAGGAGAGACTGAAATGAAACAAGTGCAGATCAAACACCGCTACACAGACGCCGTTCTGTTCACGACAGACATTCCCGACGACACGCCGAGCGGTGCCAACCTGCGCGGTGCCAACCTGCGCGGTGCCGACCTGCGCGGTGCCAACCTGCGCGGTGCCAACCTGCGCGGCGCCAACCTGCGCGGTGCCGACCTGCGCGATGCCAACCTGGACGGGACCAACCTGGACGGGACCAACCTGAGCGATGCCAACCTGGACGGGACCAACCTGCGCGGTGCCAACCTGGGCGGTGCCAACCTGGGCGGTGCCAACCTGGGCGGTGCCAACCTGGGCGGTGCCGACCTGCGCGATGCCAAGGGCGCGGACTACGCAATCGCCTGCACGCGCATTCTCCCCGAGGGCGATCTGATCGGCTGGAAAAAGTGTTCTGACGGCTTGATCGTCAAGTTGCGCATTCCAGCCGAGGCCAGGCGCTCGCATGCTTTCGGCCGCAAGTGCCGCGCTGAGTATGCCGATGTGCTGGAAGTGATCGGCGCAGATGTTGCCTACGCTGAAGCACACGGCCCGCGCACTGAGTACCGCCCCGGTGCTCGCGTGATGCCCGACTCGTTTGATGAGAACTGGCAAGACGAGTGCTCCAACGGCATTCACTTTTTCATCACTCGGCTCGAAGCTGAGAACTACTGATCCCCCACGCCGCCCAACCTCGGGTGGCGTATAATCGCCCTACCCCCTCAACTTTAGGAGAGACACATGCGCAAAGTAACCGGAGAATGCTCGGTCTGGATAGCCAATCCCGAGTGGCAGAAGCCCGAAACCATGGCGGCCCATTCGTTCTACCCCATGTCCCCCGACGCCGACATGGCCAGCTCTGGTTGGGTCAAGGCCGGCACCGGTAAGCTGGACTACGACCTGTTCGACAAGATCGATCTGGTCGGCGGTCAGATCAAGGGCCTGGAGGCCCAGAAGAACGAGCTGATTCAGAAGGTCTGGCAGCTCGATGAGAAGATCAAGAATCTCCAGGCGATCAGCTACGAGCCGGCTGCGGAACCCAAGCCGCGTATGGTTGACGACGAGCTTGACGATGACATCCCGCTCTAAGCGCGCCCAATACTCCCGGCCCTGGGTAATCCGCTACTATGCGGGCTCAGGGCTCGGGGTCAACAACTGGTCGTCCCAGGGCTACGCCATGGAGCTGATCAACGCCAAGCGCTGCGCCGTGGTCCACATCATCGTGGAACACTGGCATTGCGCTCGCATCTTCAACCGCTGCACCGGCGACCAGGTTTGCGTCCTCAAGCGCACCGTGGCCGGCATTTCTGTGGGAGAGTAACGTGTCCGATATTGATGGATTTTCCGCAGCTTTACGGCTTCAGTCCGAACGACGTCAGGTAGAGCGTGAAGAGCTCAATAAGAAACTTGGCGAGCCCGCTAAGTTTGTTCCTGACGACTTCGGCCCAGAGGGGCACGGTACTGGGTATTGGAAGGCGCAAGGTGGTGTCATTTCGTACCGCAGATATAGCAATGGATACGACCAGTTCAGTCGTGTGGAGTACACGAGCGAATTCATTGACATGCTTAACGAGGTCAACCAGTGAACCCCTACGTTGTCGTCAACGTCGTTCTTGTGCTCGCCGTCATCTTCCTGGCCGGTCTGCTGGGGTACGAGTCTGGCAAGCACGAGCAGTGCCTGAAGAGCAAAGCAACCCCGCAGGAGGTTTGTCTCCAAATCTCCTGTAAGACCATCCGTATCTGAACCGTGCCGCCGTATAATCGGCTTTTCTGTCCGTCAACCACCAAGGAGTTTCCCATGACTGAAGTCGCATCCCCGTTCCCCACTGCCGCCGCTGAAGCCCCGGCCCCCAAGGTCAAGACCGCCCGCGCCCCTGCCGCCGTCATCGAGCTGGTCACCCCCTCCGGCGACAAGCTGAAGGCCATCAAGTACCCGATGCCCCTGAAGGCCCCGCGCTTCATGCTGAACGTGAACGGCCAGGACTGCGTCGCCGCACAGACCACCTTCGGCGCCATCCTGTACACGTACTTCCAGTTCAACGGCGCCAGCTTCTACGTGCCTGGCCACCACAAGGAGGGTGAGTTCAAGCTCACCTACCCTGAGAACTACAAGTTCGAGCCGCTGAAGCTCGACCGCGCTGCCCAGTCGGCGGCAGCTGCCAAGGCGAAGGCGGCGAAAGCCCCGGCGACCGAGGCCGCTGCATCGGGCGATGCAGGCTCCGAAACCGCCGCCGAAGCCTCCGATACCTCCGGGGCGAACGAGGCCCCTGCAGCGACCGCTGAAGAGCCCGTCAAGGCCGGTCGCAAGGCCAAGCGCTGAGACAGCGAATAGCCCTCGCCCACTCAGGGGTGATCGGGCTATAATCGAAGGGCCGCGCCAATCCGGTGCGGCCCTTTGTACTTATCCACCAAGGAGCATATCGCCGTGATTGCCGACATCCTTGCGCTTCGCAAGAAGCGCCTCTCCCTTCAGCGCGAAGCTGACTTGCTCGAACAGCAAGAGAAAGACCTCATCGGTCAGACCATCAACAAGATGAATCAGGACCGACTCGCTTCCATCAAGGAAGGCGATGACGAGGTCATCCTGATCACATCTGACGAGCCCGTGGCCAATGACTGGCCCAAGGTGCTCGACTACATCGTGGCGAACAACGCTGTGGACTTGCTCCAGAAGCGTCTGACCGCGAGCGCTGTCAAGGCCCGGTGGGGCGACGGCGTGACCATCCCCGGCATCGATAAGGTGCCCAAGCAAACCCTCAAGTTCAACGTCTGATCATGGCAGGCGGCTTTGGAACGTACGCCCGCAACGTTATAGCGGGCCAAGGTAGATACTATCCAGATCATGAAAGAAAGGTAGATATGGCCACCAAAAAGCCCGACACCCCCGCAGAGCCCTCCACCGCCGTGGCGGTTGTTGCCCCCAAGTCCACCGCCGTGGCCATGCCTGGCAGTTGGCGCGACCGCGTTGCGGCCGTGGCCGTGAAGGTGGCCGAGGCCGAGAAGCCCAGCGGCGGCTTCATCAGCTTCAAGTCCGGTCGCCTGTCCATCGGTGAAGACGTCATCGCCGGGGACAAGATCGACGTGGTGATCATCCACTCCCTCTTCCACAACAAGTACTTCGACACCCCGTACAACGGCGCCAAGCCCACCCCTCCGGCGTGCTACGCCTTCGCCATGGACGAGGAATCCCTGGAGTTCAGCGAGCATGCCGAGAAGCCTCAGGGTGGCGAGGGCGGCTTCTGCTCCACCTGTCCGATGAACGAGTGGGGCTCCAATCCCAACGGTGGCCGGGGCAAGGCCTGTACGAACAGCCGACGTGTATGGCTCCTGCCCGCTGACGTGAGCCAGTCGGTGGACAAGGCCACTCGCACCGAGTTCCTCCAGTGCGACCTGCCCGCGACCTCGGTGAAGAATTTCAGCCGCGTCGTGCGGGAGTTCGCCGAGGCCCAAGCCGCGCCGTTCCAGTTCGTGGTCCAGCTGAGCGTCAAGCCCGACGACAAGACGCTGTTCCAGGTCAACTGGCGGCCGATGGAGCAGATCAAGGACGAGGCGGTGCTGGAGGCCCTGGCCCGGCGCAACTTCGCCAAGGAGGGGGAGGATCACCCGATCTATCCGACCCAGGAAGAAATGCAGGAGCGCCAGTCGGGCGGCTCGACCAAGTTCTGAACGGGGTCGGCCAGGCCCTATAAGCTGGCAAGTTGGGGCCTGACTTTGATAGGTACCACGCTTTGTCGGTTGAGCGGAATGAAAATCAACCGACACCAATCTGCCACACGCCCGAGTTAACAATCTCAAGTGGCTTGGCCTGAGCATGCGACGAACTGCTCACCTATTTCACGGCGGCGTTTCGCAGCGTTGCCACGCCCAGCTACCAGGTGGCGTCAATAACAGGTAGCATCGACAGCGCTTAGTCTCCCTGCGTGATGTCGAGGACTTGCCGCCCTAAGCGGCTTTTTCACTTAGGAGACTGAGTTAATGAGCGACGAGCCAGTAACCCTTGACTTTGAGACAGAGCGCATTGTAGACGGATCGGGACAGAGCCCCAAGCCGGTGGGCATAGCCATCATGATCCCGGGGGAAGACTCCAAGTACATGTCCTGGGGTCACCCAGATGGGAACAACTGCCAGGAGTATGAGGCCAAGCAAGAGACGGCCCGGCTGTGGGACCGGGGGGTGCTCTTCCACCACGGCAAGTTTGACATCGGCGTAGCTGCTCAGCACTGGGGCTTCGGCATCCCGCGCAAGTGGGACGACACGATGTACCAGATTTATCTACACAACCCACTGGCCAAGACGGTTTCTCTGAAGCCCTCGGCCCATGCCCTGCTCGGCATGCCCCCCGACGAGCAGGACGCCGTGGCTGACTATGTCATGGCGGCGGGGTTCACCAAGAAACGCTCAGAGGCCGGGGCGTACATCTCCAGAGTCCCCGCCCAGATTGTCGGCCCCTACGCCATTGGCGACGTTGTCCGCACTCGGGGTCTACACGACAAGCTCTACCCTGAGATCATTGAGAAGAAATGGGAAGACGCCTACCAGCGCGAGATACAGCTGGCACCCATTCTGATGGACATGGAGAAGCGGGGGGTGCGGATCGACCGGCCCAAGCTCTGGATGGACATCCAGGTTTACACCGTGTTCTTCGAGCAGGTCACGGAGTGGATCCAGCAACGTCTGGGCAAGACGTTCAACGTCAGCTCCCCCGCCGAGCTGGCCGACGCGCTGATATCCTCCGGCATCCCCAAGGATCGGTTCAAGCGCACGCCTACGGGCAAGGTGTCTATAGCTGCCGCCTCCCTCATGGGGGCCGTCACTGACGAGCGGCTACTTTGCGCGCTCAAGTATCGCGGTGCGCTCAAGACGCTGCTCTTCACGTTCATGATTCCCTGGTATGAGATGTCGTCCTTCGACGGTCATCTTCACCCCTCGTGGAACCAGGTTCGTGGCGATGAGTACGGCACCCGCACGGGTCGCCTGTCGTGTTCAGCCCCCAACCTACAGAACGTGCCGACAGAGTTCGATGAAATCGACATGCCGGGCTACCCTCCCCTGGTGTTCATGCGGAGGTACATCATTCCCGCAGATGGGTACAAGCTGATCTGCGCCGACTACAACGGCCAGGAAATGCGGTTGCTCGCCCACTTCGCTGAGGGGCGGGCTATGACGATCTACCGGGACAACCCTCGGGCTGACTTCCACGAGATTGCGAAAGCCATTCTACACGACGAGGCCGGACTGGACTACCCCCGCAAGAAGATCAAGATTGTAGGGTTTTCCCTGATCTACGGCGCAGGTGTTCCCAACCTAGCCGGTCAGCTGGGTATGGAAGACCAGCTGGGGGAGGTTCGCCGCCTGCGCGACATCTACCTCAACTCCATCCCCGGCCTGAAGGAGTTTATCAACGACGTCACTTCGCGCCCTGGGGTTCGCACCTGGGGCGGTCGTTGGATACCTGTGGACAAGCCTGAGGGCACCAACTGGGACTTCTCCTACAAGTTGGCCAACCACCTCATACAAGGTTCTGCCGCCGACCAGACGAAGCAATCCATCATCGAGTTCCATAAACTCAGCCCCACGGCCCGATTCTTGATGACCGTTCACGATGAGAACGACATCGAGGCCCCCATCGATGACGTGGCTGAGAACGTGGAGAAGTTGAGGTACGCGATGGAGAAGTTGCCCGGCTTTGACGTTCCGTTCATTGCGGAGGTCGAGACTGGGTTCGATTGGCACAACATGGAGAAGTACGTATGAACGAAGACCTGCGCGAAGACAACACGGACGACAACTGCACGACCTACTCCGATCCACCCGACAAGAAGGGCAGGGGCCATGAGTGGCACTGGGAATCTGCTGAAAGCAACTACCGCATCTGCTCAACCTGCGGTCGGAGACATTTCAACTTGCGTACCAAGGACGATCGTCAATGAATCCCGTACCCACACGCTGGTCCTACTCCAGCATTTCCACCTACGAGAAGTGCCCCGCCCAGTGGAAGTACAGCTACCTGGACGGCATCCCGACGCCGCCCAACGCCGCCATGACTAGGGGCAGTCGCCTTCACGCCGCCTGTGAGGACTACGTCAATGGGAAGCTCATGGTGCTTCCCTTCGAGCTGTCCAAGGTTTCCATCCGCATCGATGGGTACAAGAACGTACACGGCGCCAGGACGGAAGAAACGTGGCTCTTGGACCGCTTCTGGACACCCTTGCGAGAAGAAACCACACCGTGGATCAAGGCTATCGTTGACGTACATTGGCTGACCCCCAAGGGCGACATTCTCCACGTGATTGACTACAAGTCTGGTAGGGAATACCCCGAGCACCGGGAGCAACTTGAGCTGTACGCGTGTGTCGGAATGCACGTCTACCCCCAAGTGAAGCGTGCGGAGTACGGGGCGCTGTACCTCGACAGCGGCCATGTTTCCAATGAAGGCGCAGTTCTGCGGGGAACCATGCTGGAGTCCAAGGTTGACTCCTGGACCCGCCGCGCCATCAAGCTGTTCGAGGACAAGACCTACGACCCCACGCCCAGTGCGTCAGCGTGTCGCTGGTGTGACTTCCACCCCAAGAAAGGGGGGCAGTGCCGTGTTGGAGTCTGACATACAGGAAGCCGTCACGCTTTACGCAATCCGCATCGGGCTGATCCCGATTAGAATAAACGTAGTGGGGCGCAAAGGCTGGCCCGACTACGGCTACGGCTACCAGGGTAAGATGTGCTTTGTG